ATTTAATTAATCTGAAACAACATAAAAACTTTGTAGACCAAGACATTTTTCCTAGTACAGACAATCATGTTGTCAACAGTTTACGATTTGATGGCAGTAGTTATTTAAGTAGAGTCCAAACAGCAGGCAATAGAACTACAATGACTTATAGTTTATGGGTTAAGCGTAGTAACACTACAGCTGGGCATTTGTTATACGATGGTAACGCTAATAATGCTGAAAGTAGTATATATTTTGTAGATCATAGAGTGCAGACAGAGTATTATCACGGTCCTTCTGCTTCATATTATAAAAGAGGCGAAGTAAATTATTTACGGGATTTATCGTCTTGGTATCATTTAGTATTTGTTATAGATACAACTAACTCTAATACTGCGCACCAGTTTAGGATTTATATTAATTCGATAGAAACTGCCCATGAGGTTTATAGTGCTCCTCCGGGATCTTTAAATATGGATTTTAATGTAAACGGCAGCACAGTTTACATTGGAGCAAGAACTAATTCAAATGTAAACATGAACGGGTATTTGGCTGAAGTAAATTTTATAGATGGTCAAGCTTTATCGCCTACAGATTTTGGTTATTACAATAGAAGCACTGGTCAGTGGAAACCAAAAAAATACACAGGAACTTATGGTGCAAATGGTTTTCTATTAGAATTTAAAGATAGCAGTAATGTAGGTAAAGATACAAGTGGAAATGGCAACGATTGGACTTCTACAGGATTTGTTAGTTCTGATAATGTTACTGATTCCCCGCATAATACTTTTGCTACGCTTAATCCGCTGAATAAATCTGGGGCAACAATATCCAACGGTAATCTAGTGTATAGCATTTCTGGAACAGGAACTTGGTATAGCACCAGTTTTACTATACCAATACCAAAATCGGGCAAATATTACGTTGAATTCATGGTTACTGGAGGGTCCTTTAATAGTGTTATCGGTATTACATCTAGTAAAGTAGCAACTACTTGGACTTCCAATCCCCCAGCTTTACATGCTGTTGGTGAAAGTTATGGATTTTTAGCATATGACGGTTCTATATCTCATAACGGTACATATTCCAGCTACGGTAATAGTATTGATTCGTCTAAAGTTTATTTTATGTTAATTGACTGTGATACGGATAATGGTAGTTTATATTTTGGTAGAGATGGCGTGCTTTTTAATAATGGTACAGCAGCTTACACTGGTATATTTGCAACTATTACGGATCAAATAGTGGGGTATATCTCAACTGCTAATAATACAACTCAGTCATTAAATTTTGGACAAGATGCAACATTTGCAGGAACCAAAAATGATTCAGCAGGACCATACACAGATGCAAATGGTATGGGATCATTCTACTTCCAACCACCAGCAGGTGCATTAGCCTTATGCACACAGAATATTCCTACACCTGCAATACAAGATCCTAGTAAATATTTTAATTCTGTTACGTACACAGGGACTGCTAATAGTGGCACGGCAGGTAAAAAAATTAAAATTGGATTCGAGCCAGACTTAATTTGGGCAAAAGATCGTTTTATTACATATTATTTACAATTACATGATACTGTAAGAGGAAGTAGTGGCGGAGTAATTTATTCTAACAGAGCTGATACACAAGATAGTACATACACAATGCAGGATTTTATAGGTGAAAATAATGATGGATTTACACTTGGATCAAACTTAACTGCATTAAATGCACAAGACAGTGATATTGTAGCTTGGTGCTGGAAAGCTGGAGGCGCACCTAGTGGAACAACAGCTACAAATGGATCAGCTATGATAGATGGAGATGCACAAAAAGTAGACGATATATATGCTAATAGTACTGGTGCAGATAAAAAACCTGACTTGATGAGTGTATCAACAAAAGCAGGCTTTAGTATAATTCAAGCTACATTTGTTAATACAGCTAGTGCAGTTAAAATACCACATGGTTTAAGTAAAGCACCAGAATGGGTTATGATAAAAAGCCTAGATCAAGCAACTAATTGGAGTGTATATCACAAATCTTTAGGTCCCACAAAAAGATTAAAATTGAATAGTGTGGATTTACCAGAAACTCTTACTGAAGTTTGGAACAACACTGATCCTGACCAACACGTCATTACTATAGGAAATGACACTAATGGAGCAACAAACTGGCATGGAACAGGGAGACATATTATCTATGCTTGGCATAGTGTGCCAGGTTATTCTGCATTCGGAAGTTATACAGCTAATAATAGCAGTGATAATGCGTTCGTGTACACTGGGTTTCGTCCTGCTTGGCTAATGATACGTGCTTATGAAGGAGGAAACAGGGGATTTATGATTTGGGACAATAAAAGAGAAACATTTGGTTCTCCTGTGGTACCACCAGGCGCTAATCCTGCAAAATCTTGGCTTAATGCACAGCACGTTACACTTTGTACAGGTGAAGCTAGTCAGGGCAAATATGGTGATGTTGATATTTTATCAAATGGATTTAAAATTAGAAATTTCAATGGTAATTTTGGCTTATCAAGTGAAAAACATCTTTGGTTTGCTTTTGCAAAAGACTCCTTAAATTTTACCAATTCTATGTAAATACTAGTATGGAAAATATAAATGACTAAAGCAAGAAATTTTGTAGCAAACACAAACAAAATTATTGGTATAAGCGGAAAATACGATCCTGCTACCGATGTTATTGGAAGTGTAACTATAGATTTAAGTAATCAAACTGATGCACTTTCAATTCCTAAAGGACATAGTACACAACGTCCTAGCAGTCCTGTGTCTGGTATGATTAGATTTAATAGTCAAAGCAATGAACTAGAGTTTTATAACGGTACACAATGGTTATCCGTTAGTACAGGAAGTTTTGATACAAGTTCATTAAGTAAAGTAGCAACAGATTATACAATAAGTGCAACAGCACCTAGCAATCCTAGTAATGAAGCACACTGGTACGATACAACAAACAAACACGTAAAAGTAAGAGATACAGCTAGTAGTAACTGGATTCCTTTAGCAGCAAGTAATAATAGCACAATAAATTATGCAATTACTATTCAAGATGGATATAACACTGCACTTTCAGGACCTATAAATATAGATACTAATGGCAGTATAAACATAAAAGGTAATTTAAATATTATATAATTATGGCAGAGTTACTGATTAAAGGCACAAAAGTTGCAGAAAAAGTTAATAATATTATTTTGCAATATGGCGACATGTATTTAAACAAACAAACTTATACTAATGATTTAACCCTTGACGCTAATTATAATGCTACTATAACAGGCCCTATAACAGTTAATAATATAACTGTAAATGGAAATTTAATAGTTTTAGATGATTTTCATGTGACAAATGATATAGCAGTCACAGGATCAGTAAAGTTAATTTAAAGGAAAACAAATGCCTACATTTACACTAGGAGGAAAAGTAGTATTTACTCAATCAGGCACTAACGAACCTGTGTTAAATACTAATGCAATATTTCCTACTGGACATGTAATTCAAACTAAAAATTTCAAAACGACTAACAGAATGTCAGTAAGTGTGACAGGATCTTCAACTCCTTCACATGCTTCTGGAGCAAGTTATTTTACTTTCCAATTTACTCCTCAATTGGCTAATAGTAAGCTGCTTTTAACTAGCACCAATTTAAGTGTGAACCAACCATCGAATGTTGGTGATAATGTGTATGCAAGTGCATCTTATGACACTACATTAATTGGTAGTGTTTTAAGTGAAATAGGTTTTACACATTGGAATGGTGCTTTGGACGCGACATATGTTTGTTTTAATCATCTTTTTGACAGCTGGGGTACTACAGAAAAAACAATTGATATAAGAGTAGGAATAAATGGTACTGAAACAATAAATTGTAACAGGCGTAGCCATAGTAGTTATGATAATGTTCCAGCCGGATTTCATGAACAATGTTTTACTGTTATGGAGATTGCACCATGATTAAAATTAAAGCAGTTAAATATGACATTGTAGATGCATTACATCATCTTGTACCAGGTAGTCTTTGGAAAGTTATAAATGATGAATTAGTAGAATGGAATTCTCCTGAAATTATAAAGCCTACTAATCAAGAAATAGAAAATAAAATAGCAGAACTTGACGCAGCAGAACCAATGCGTTTGTTGAGGATTGAAAGAGATAGACTACTAACAGAAACTGATTGGCTCACTGCAAAAGCAATGGAAACTGAAGAACCAATATCTGCGAATTGGAAAACATACAGACAAGCACTTAGAGATCTTCCAGCTACAGCAGAACCTAAATTAGAAAATGGAATATTAACTAACGTAACTTGGCCGGAGAAACCAGAGTGAGTGGAACACTTAAATTAAACGATACACTATTTGCTACAGAAAACAATGGAGTTATTAGTGTAACTTCACATTCTACAGAAACTAATGTTATACAAAATTCAAATGTTATAACACAGAGTTTGACGATAGCAAACAATAAAAATGCAACAATTTCAGGACCTGTATCTGTAAATGGTTTAACAATAAATGGTAGTTTAAATGTAATGGGAAATTTAACTATTCCTACAACACAAAATTTAACAATTACAGGAAGATTAAGGATAATATGATATGTCAGATTTAATTTTAGGAAATACTACTGTAATGACAGAAAGTGGGGGTACTGCATCACTAAGTAGTGGGCTTTTAAATAATACACAATTTCCTGATGGGCATGTTTTACAAGTTGTGCAGCAACAACACACAAGTGGGTCCATTAGTACAGCAAGTGGTACACCTGTCGAAACAGGCTTAATAGCATCATTACCTAATTTAAAGTCTAATACTAATAAAATTTTCATATCTCTAAATGGTGGGGAATCTGATTGCAATGGAGCAGGTAATAGATATTTATATTTTTATCAATCAATAAACAGTGCATCATACACTGCAATACCTAATGCATTATTTGGACAATATATAGGCAGTACAAGTACTTCCAGAGTTCCTTGTTCATACCAATGGTTATATTCACCTAACACAACACTGCAAATTAGTATACAAGTTTATATGCATGTTAGTGCAAACACCCATTGGCTCACAAATGGTCGTGTAACTACACTGACACTTATGGAGATAGCAGCATGAATTATAGAGTAGAAGCCTTAAAAATCATAATGAAGGGAAGGATTTGGACTAATACAGCAAATAATGAAATTATTATTCATGATAACGGACACAAACCTACTGAAACAGAAATACAAGAAAAAATAGAAGAAGTTATTGCTGCAGAACCAATGCGTTTGCTACGAATGGAAAGAAATAACCTTCTTGCTAACACAGATTGGGTATCTGTTAGAAGTGTTGATTCTGGGACGCCAGTGTCTCAAGAATGGTTAGAATACAGACAAGCACTAAGAGATTTACCGGCTACAGCAGAACCACAACTAGATGAGTTTGGTAATTTAACAAATGTTACTTGGCCCGAGTTACCACAATAATGGCAATTCTCAAACTTAACAACACCACAGTACTAACAGAAACCAATGGAGTGGCATCAATACCTAGCACAGTGAAATTCCCTGCTGGACATGTTATAAAAAAGCATTATGTGGAATACAACAGCCAATATCAAGATTTAAATTGTTTGAACAATTTAATTTATTTAAATTTTCAATTAGACATTAATCCAGTTAGTGAAAATTCTAAGTTTTTCATAATAGCAAATATTAATGCTGCGGCAGCAATGCAACATAATTATTTAACACTAAGACTGTATCAAACATCTCCAGTTAATATATTGTTGAGAGGGGTACAACCAATGAGTTTTAGTTATCCTTATACATTTCCAACAATTATGACTTATCATCATACTCCTAATACTAATAATCTTATAACTTATAAAATAGGATATATTGACACTAATAATGATAGCGGAGATTTGTATATAAATCAATATAATACAAATTCTATTGTACAAACAACCTCTATTAATGTATTTGAGTTTGCATCATGATTAAATTAGCAACAGCACTTGAAGCAATATATAAAGATTGTAGTGTAGCAGTTGAAAATGAAAAAATTTTTTTATGGAAGGACGATAGACCTCAACCATCTGAAGAAGAAATTAACTCTAAAATTCAAGAACTAGAAGCAGCCGAACCTATGCGATTATTACGGCTAGAAAGAAATAGTAGATTAGCAGCAGTAGATTGGAGAGCAACTGTTGATTATCCAGGAAC